ATGGACAACAAACATTTACGCACATGGAAAATCATAGATGAAAACCAAGATACTATTAGATTAGTTGAAATCACACTCTATGATGAAAACGACAGTATCACAAAGATAGCACTGTATGCTGAAAGCGGGATTCTATTTGAATGGACATCGGACATGTACAGAATCAAAGCTGTAGACGGTTCATATGAGATAACCAATCAAAAAGTGTTCGGAATACGCATAATGGGCGATGCTCCAGAAGGGCGTATTAATGATGCTAAAACATGTTACAGATTCAGGGAACAAATCGAACTCACTAACTTAGATGATGATGATCGCCTTGATTATCATCTTCTATTTGGACGCTATTAATCACTAAATGTCATAAATATCTTAAACATTTGAGGGTATCACTATGACATTTAGAACTGAATTCACACACTATGAAGATGATACTATCTACTTTCTTTATGTAACTAACAACATAAGGATTGAAACAGATGGTAATTCAAATCTTGAGATACAACGCCGTACATCATTCCATACTGAACCTTTAGATACTAACAGGTACTTAACTATAGAAGATGATGAAGCCGCTATGTTTCAGGAACTACTGATAAACCCAGACTTAGAGGACATGATAAAAGCCGTAAAACTCTTTACAAGGCTCATTGAAGAACTATGCGAATCATAAACAACAACACTAAAAACATAAAGCTCTACTATACCCTTGATGGGGTAGAGTGCTACTTACAACTAAGACCTGACTACTCAAGCGTAACCCTTAGTACAGGCGAGGTACTAACCTTAGCATCTAAGCCGCTATTGAATGGCTTACCTACTAAAGTTGACAGTAAACAAAAAGAAATGGCATTCAAGATTTTATCATTACATAGGGAAAACAACGGATTACCTGTATCTATGATTTCAGAGTTACTAAAACCAAGTAAGAAATCTAAAAAATAGATAGATCTTAGTAACTAAGTGATCAATAATTATCCTGCTTTCAACATGGCAGGATCATAAAAATGATATTCATATTGAAGAAGTAATTGAAGTTATCAAAAGTTTAACCGATACTCAAATCGATAATCTAACTCAAACCAATCAACTATTGATCGCATTGACCGAGGACGCACTATGTCAACTATCACAGCCAAAATTTTAAGTAAACTGAACAACTCAGAATTTAATGTGGGTATGCTGAGTTCTAACAATGAAGACCGTGCCGCACTGGTTAAAATTAAACCGGAAGATGTTGATACCCTGATCGACAACTTACAGCAGTTGAAAACCTATGTTGCGGATCTCCAGGAAAGCAAACAGGCCAACGCTCGCAAGCTGTTAGAATCACTGGTTAAGGAATCAACCGATTTTAGTTCTGTTGATGAACTTCTTTCTGTGCTTGGTGGTAATGTTGCTACAGCAGCCGCTACAGGCTCTACTACAGCTAAACCAAATGGTAATAAATCCTTTGATGTAACGTTGTTCGATAAGGACAAGGACGAACACAGAACCTACACCGTTACTAACAAAGTAATTAAGAAATCCTTGCGTGAAGATCCGGTATATCAAGAGATCATTGCTAAAGATAAGACTATGGAAAACGTTGAAGTGTTCTTACGTGCCTATAGCCCACAGTACGCAGAAGCCTACCCAATCAACGCCAAGTGGAAGAAACACACATTCCACATGAACCAGAAAGGCCGCTTGAATGCTCAGAGCAGCGAGTATTTCAACGAATGGCTGAAAGAGTACCCTAACGGCGATGAAGCAGATTTTAAAGAGCAAGTAACCAAAGCATACAAAACTGTATAAGACATGAAGCCCACTAACACGGTGGGCTTTTTTCATTGTATATTCACACTTCACGTCACATCTACAATGGGGTTTTGGTTTGTTGGCGTAGATGTGACGTGAACCTAAAACGGTAGTTCTTCTTGTCCACAAAACCAATCATCACCGTGTTGTTCAATCACACGTTGTTCAGCATGTAGGTAACTCACAGCGTCCAATACCTCTTTAAATGGCATTTCGCTGATCAGTACAAAACAATCCCTTTCAACCGTTCCCAGCCAGAACAACCCGCCTACAGAACCTTCAAATATCACCCGATCACCAAACTTGAATTGCTCAAGAGCACTTCCCCAATAACAGACCGTGAACCATACCCCAGCGTGTGAGAACTGGTGAACACCTCTACGTATGGATGGATCGTAACCGTTCTTATTGCCCATTCCTTAACCCTCCAAGCAAAACCAAGATTACTGTAATTATATACAGTACCAAATAAAACACCATAAAATAGACAAAATCGATCATTTTCAACAAGTTAAGTAATATTCTTTGGTGTGGTTAGTCTTTCATTGATATCTAAAAACGATCAATAATTGATCATTAACCATTTTTAGAGATAAGCAGGGATGATCAATACAACCTTCATAGCAGAACCAATCATGACAACATCAGGCCAGCTCATAGGGTGTGAACTGTTAACCCGCTTCAATCGTGAAGATCTACCAGTGCTGAACAGTAAGTACTTCATCATGGCTATGACGGTTGAAGGGAAGAAGGAACTACTGAAACAACAATTAGAGGCCATTGAAGTACGTGCCTCCTGGTTCAGATATAACCGGCTTTTCTGTACCGTTAACGTTGATACAGTACAGGCACGGCTATGTGTCTTTGACAGGGATATTATTCAGCTATTGGATAAGCTGGAATTTGTGAGGCTGGAGATCTCAGAAGATTTTGAAGGTCTTGAAAAGGGTATTGAACAGCCGATACTCAAAACACTGTTAAACGTTGGCTATCGCTTGTTCCTTGATGATCTTGGTTCAGACCGTGCCAATGTCGCAGCACTAACCACTGGATGTTATGAGGCGGTGAAACTTGATAGAGCGTTCTACCGTCAGGAAGTACAGAAACCCACATTCAACATACTGATGAAGAACATCATGAAGTACTGCCCTTATGTAATCGTAGAGGGAGTAGAGCAACGCCAAGAGCTACCAATATTACGCGATGCTGGAGTAACAGCGGTTCAGGGCTATCTATACCGTTCAGTACCATTCAATAAAGTTCAGACACTTCTATAACACCATAGTAAATACCCTATAGACAACAACTATGGGGTATACCTATGAACATCACATTACACTTCCCTAAAGGCTCTACAAGCATCATAGACGGTACTTATACAGGTTATGAGTATTCCCGTTCAGATAAGCTAATCAACGCTCATATCACGTTTGATGAATCATACAAGCTATTCATCAACCATCACAGTTTAATACTCAGCTATAAATACATTACGGTGAATCACCAGCACAGCTACACAATCGGTAGATGGGTTTATGACTGGAACACAATAGACAATTACAAAGGCTCAGAGCGTGTACACCTCGACTATCTACAGTGCTTGACTCATGAACTAATACAAGATGAATCATTGAACGGTAGACCTATAGATAACTATCGAATTGCTCTATTGATAAATGGATTCAGAGAAGAAAATTAACTCAATAAATGAGAGTTTATATCAATTAGGTTCTCCCTGAACTTTCTAAACACCGCGTAGTTTCGCCGCACCCTTTAAATAAAATATATGAGGTCTTGAACCTAATTCATTCATAGAGGCTATATGACATACCTACAAATAGCAAATATATACGGCTATGATCCGGCAACTGTTAGCCGTGATTGGAAAGCCAGAGGCTTAGATATTAGCCAAACAGACGAAGAAATATATCAATGGGTACAGGATAACGTACTAACACCATTGAGAGGACAAACAGATCTAAAAGAAGAAACCCAACGTGAACAATTAAGATTAGCAAAAGCTAAAGCTGACATTGAAGAAATGAATGCGGATCAACTTAGACGTAATTTAATTGAGGTTGATTATGTAACTGAATCACTATCAAGCTACTTACTTCAACTAAAGAACATGTTGCGTAGTATTCCCAACACAACATACGTAGAACTATTCAGTAGTGAAGATGCTAACCAATTGAGGGAAACACTCAAAGATAAAATAGATGAAGTACTACGTGATATTGGAAATTACGAGTACGAGGAAGAAATAGAAGAATATGAAAATGGAATTTCAGAATCAGAAGAAATTATTGAAGATATTGAATCAGGCAGTGAAGAACATCCTACCGCCTCAGAAGATAAAACCGAGTGATTGGGTAGAGAAGAACTTAAAGTTTTGTGATGGTGAGTTACAAGGCAGTCCGATGCGTTTGTACGAATTCCAGAAAGAACCACTTAACGCAATTATTGAACCTGGAGTACGTAAGGTTTTACTAATGAGTTCGGCACAGCTTTTGAAAACAACAATAGTTACTGGTGCTTCATTGTATTTTCTACAACATGATCCATCAAACATGGTGATTGCTGGTACAACAGCAAACACCGTTAAGAAGTACAAGAATGGTAAGTACGATCCAACCATCCAGCTAACACCATCACTTGCAAAACTAATCACAAGCAAATCAGACAAGACGAAAACTAATGATGCCACTACGCAAGAAACAACTGTTGGTACTTTCAACTATTTCGTAAGTCTCTCAAGCCCAAGTACCCTACGTGGCCTTACAGCTAAGCGTGTTTTCTGTGATGAGATCTCAGGGGTAGATACCGAGGGTGATGAAGGGAACCCCATAGCCCTTGTATCCCAGCGTTGTGAGTCCTTCCGTGACTCATTAATCATGATGTGCTCTACGCCGTTAGTACCGGATGATCCCATATGCCAGGAATTTGCTATGAGCGATCAGCGTTACTTTCATGTGCCTTGTCCTAAGTGCGGTGATGAACAACGCCTGATATGGGAAAACGTTAAATTCAAATGGAAGGTTATCGACGGTGGCCGCCGTTCTATCCCTGATGCCGATACAGCCTATCTTGAATGCCCGCACTGTAAACACCAGTACAGCGAAGCAGAACGAGTAAGAGCAGTATCACAAGGAAGATGGATCGCAACACATCCAGAGATTAAGGATGTGAGGGGCTACCACATATCACGTTTGTACTCTCCGGTTTCGTCGATCCGCAAGCTGGTACAGGACTTTGGCGAAGCATTTAAGAACTTTGACCATATGCGATTCGTCAATAACGCATTAGGTGAACCGTACATTGATAAAGAAAACGTTGAGCATGATTTAGCACTACTGGAACAGCTACGTGATTTTGATATTGATATTAATAACATTCCTAATGATTGTGTTGGTGTGGGATATGCCGTAGACCAACAATTAGATCGCCTTGAATGTACGTTAGTTGGTATATCAGAAAAGAATTATTATGTACTCGATCATCGTAGCTTTTTCGCAGTGGATTGTAATAAATATGATTCACCGGCTTATACAGAACTACAAAATTTCGTAAATAATACTAAGTTGAAAACCAAGAATGGCACACCACTACGAGTACTTCAAGTATGGGTGGATAGTTCTAACGGTGCGGCAACCAATACCATTTACCGTTTCTGTAATAAAAAAGGGAATGAGATATACAAACCTATCAAGGGTGATGGACGTACAACCATTCCACTATATAAAGAAAGTACATCCGGTGGTTATAAGTTCATGCTATTGAACGTTAACGAAGGTAAGAACCGTATCCGTAAGTTACTAAACGCAGCAATGAACGAAGAAGAACATGAAGGTAAGAAAATCCACTTTAGTTATAGTTTACCTGATGATGCGTTTCTTCAATATACCAGTGAAAAGCGTGTAATGAAAGGTGGTCAATTAGTATGGGTGAAACGCAGTGGTTCTAAAGATGATAGAAACGAAATGTTGGATACATTGAATTACTGCCTAATTAGTTTTGAATACATGCTAAATAAACTTGGTACAGACGCGTACAAGAAACTTAGAAAATATAATACTAACGTGGCAAAAGCTAAATACAGTGAAGAAACACAAATCAGTGAATCACCATCAGAACATGTTCCAGTACGTAAACAGCGTAAAAGGCGTATGGGTAGTGGTAGAAACTGGTTTAATGAATAAGGAATAAACATGGCAACACGCAGCGTTGATTTCACCTCAGATATTATCAAAGGTGAAAGCATTGTGTTTAGTTTTGCCGCAGATTCTACAGTAGATATTATTGGTGTGGATGGTGTAAAGCAATCATACAGCTATCCATACATAACAATAGATACTTCAACCTGGAAACCAGGTGCATATACAGCAATTATCAATGATACAACATTTGCTGTACGTACTTTCCAGATAGTAGATCCAACTGCGACAGCTAATAAATACAATCAATATCTATCAATTATTGATGAAATAAATATTGTCATAGAATCCAAAGTACAAGGCGGTGGTGTTATCTCACAGAGCATCAACAATAAAAGCCTAACAACTGAATCTATGGACTCATTACTAAGACTACGTACCCACTATATGAAACTTGCTAATCAAGAATTAGCACGTATGAAAGGGCTTTCCTCTGGTAATCCAATTAAATCTATAACTACTTTTAACAGGGGTAAATAATGTTCTGGAAAAAGAAAAAAATTGATGAACCTGTACAAGTACCACAACAACCAACACAATTTGAACGTAAGCAGCTAACCGATAACGCATTAAAACGTGAACTAAAAGAAATCCGTAGTAACTCACAATCACCGATTATCAGTTTTGGATTCTCAGCAGGTAATACGGCAGGTAATGTTAATAGTATTATCAATATGACGTTGCCAACATTAGTAGCTAAATCACGTGAACTAAGTCTAAACAACGGCATAGCAAGAAAGTACTTTCAAGTGAACTCTGATGGCGTAACAGGGGCATCCGGTTTATATATCCGTCCTGATGTTAATCTTCATGATGACAATGAAGAAAACTTAGCAATCAATGAAGAACTTGAACACTTGTTCTATAAGTTCGCAGATAATCCAGAAGCATTTAGTATGAATGGCAAGATGGATTTAGCAGCATTCCAGCGTTTAGTAGAACGTACACGTAGTATTGACGGTGAAGCGTTTATTATTGTTCATGAAGTTAATGGTACTGTTAAGTTTGAACTCATTGATTCTATGCGAGTGCCTGTAATTGGTAATCGTATTTTTGATGATGGTACTTATGTATCTAACGGCATCCATTTTGATCAATATGGAAAGGCTATTGAGTACTATGTAACTAAGGTTAACCCAACTTCATATACGTATGAGATTGGTAACTATGACATTATCCCAGCATCCAGAATGCTACATCTGATGATTGAAGATTATCCAAATCAACAGCGTGGTATTCCAGATATTGTAGCTGGCACTACATTACTAAAAGACCTTGAAGCATTTATTAAGGCAGCAATCATATCTAAAAAACTTTCAGCCTCAGCAATGGCATTTATTACTAACTCAGCAAGTAATGATGAAGATGTTGATTTTATGAAAGGTTATGAACCTGATTATTACGAAAATGACAGCCTACAAAGTGGTGCTTTAGTCGAACTTCAACCAGGCCAGAACGTAACGAGTGTAAACCCTAATGGGGCAACTGACGGTATTACCGAATTTGTTAATGCTCAGATGCAACAGATCGCTATGTCACTTGGTATTACTGAACAATCGCTAAGTGGTAGTACTGCTAATGCGTCATTCTCAGCAGCGAAGTTAACTGATCGCCTACAACGTCAGACATTCAAAACACGTACTAATGCTTTAACCACATTTGTACTAAAACCAATTTATTCACGTTGGCTAAAATCTGAAATGCTACGTAATAAAGCATTAGACCTTAATTTTAGTGATTTCGATAAATTAGTAAACGCTAAATACGTTAGTGAATTCGTTGAATCACTTGATCCTCTTAAAGATGTACAAACACAGGTATTAATGATCGATAACAAGATCAAAAGCCGTTCTATGGTCGTTTCTGAATTTGGCTATGACCCATATCAAGTACTGAAAGAAATTGAGCTGGAGGAAGCACAAACAATAAATACTACAAAGGAAGTTATTCAGGATGAAGAAACCACTAACGAGGGAACTAAACCTACAGAAGATAAATAAAGCTATTGATGTAGAAAATCGAACTATTGAAATTGCCTTTGCCAGTGAAACACCTGTTAAACGTGATTTTGGTGAAGGTCTTGGTGTACTAAATGAAATTCTTAAATGTACTCCAGATGCCGTAAATCTATCTCGCCTACTTAATGGTGCTCCATTACTAATAGAACATGATTTCACACGTCAAGTGGGAGTTGTATTAGATGCGAGAGTAGACGGCGATCATGTATGCCGTGCGACGGTTAAACTATCTTCAATTCAAGCAGCAGAAACTATTTTTACAATGATTCAGGAAGGTATCCGTACAAAGATTTCAGTAGGGTACAACATTGAATCATACCATATCGAAGGTGAAAACCTAATTGTAGATCTTTGGTCGCCATATGAAGTAAGTAGCGTATCTGTACCCGCAGATGATTTTGTTGGTGTTTCACGTTCACTAAATACAAATGAAATTCAACTTAGTGAAGGTGAGCAAATGGAACTTGAAAACCAACAAGAAGAACTACGAGTTAATGACGTAGAAGAAACAGAAGTTGAAGTACAAGAAAGTACTGAAACAGAAGAAGTAGAAGTATTAGAAATATCAGAAGAAGTACAAGAACCTGTAGATGAAACAGAAGTATTAGAAACAGAAGAAGTAGTACAAGAACCTATTGATGAAGCTGAAACAGAAGAAGTACAGGAAAGTACTGATGATGTTGAAGTAGAAGCACAAGAACGTGCCGCACTAAATAAAGGTGAATCTGACGAATATCGAATTCGTGAGTTAACCGCTATTGCTGAACTCTACAACGTAGATAGTTCGGAAGCAATTAAATCAGGTGTATCAGTTGAACAATTTAAACAGGAAGTTCAAACCAGATCCCTAAATAAAGAAAAAAATCTAATTAACAAGGATGTTAATCTTATGAAAAAAAATGTAATTGGTGAACTAATCCGTAGTATCAATGAAGATAACTTTGATTCTGTAAAAGCTGAACTTGAAAAAGGTCAACGCGGTTTCAAAATGGATTTTTCACGTGCTCTTGGTGCTAATACAGATACTCAGACGGCAGCAGGTACAGTTAAAACCGTTTACGCGGATTCTTATCTAACCGCTCTATTGGCTCAATCCATTCTTGGTAGCCTAAGTCCAACTATCTATAGTGGCCTTGCTTATCGTGGTGTACTTTCTATTCCTCGTCTTACTGGTCTAACTCCAGCGGCTCCAGGTAACTTTAAGTTCTACGAAGAAGGTGATGCTGTTACTGAATCTATCTCTAACTTTGATTCAATCAAGCTATCTCCAAAAATGTTCGCAGGTTCCGTACCAGTAACTAAGCAGCTAATGCTAAGTTCTGATACAGCCGCTACCTTTGTTCAAGATGCCCTAATCCGCTACGCGGCTAATGGTCTTGAAGCTCAGATCTTCTCTACTCTACAGGCAGCTATTCCAGAAGTGGAAACCGCAGCAGTAGGTACTATGACCGTAGCAGACGTACAAGAAGCTATTAAAGCACTTGGTGTTGCTAACGTTGATGTACGTTCTTGTGTCGCAGTAATGCACCCAAGTACATTGGCTAAGCTACGTCAAACCGCAGTAATGGGTAACACCGCAGCCGTATCTATGGTTGAAGGTCATCGTTTTGATATGTGGCTAAACGATGAAGTACGTGTAATTGAATCTACCTTTGTTGAAGCTGATTCTGTAATCATCGGTGATTTCCGTAACCTAATCATTGCTAACTGGTCAGACGGTCAAGAAATTGATGTAGACACTACTACTCACCGTGCCGCACAAATTACTGTATTCCGTTCATTCCAGTACTTAGCAACCGCTATTGCTCATGATGAAGCGTTTGTAAATCTAAAAATTAAATCCGCTTAATGGTGAAATAAATGAGAGCATTTTTTAGTAACTCACAATCAGAGTCACTACTTAATGCTTTTGGTGAAAAGCTCGTCATTGTTCAAGATGGTGTATCAATAACGATTACCGCAATTTTTGAACAAGACGAGCTTTTTTTCGATGATAGTCAAACTACCGTAACATATTTTAGTGCCAAGTCAGGAATAAAACTAAATAGCACCTTCACAATTGATAACACCGAATACGTAGTAAATAGAATAGATGATGATACGAGCGGTATCTCTAACTATCACTATATTCGCAAGATCGATTTAGAAGAGGAAATATAATATGTTCACGGCAGACTATACAATAAGAAAGTATTTGATTAATAAATTAGCAGTGATTGTTAATTTACAATATCCATCAAAAGCATCAGTAGATAATACTACAATGGTTTACATTGGTGATTCTTCTGTACAGCGTACTCAAGTCGCCAAAGCAAATCAAATAGTAAACAATCAAATCGTACCTTCAACTATTAGAAATTTATGTGAATTTCGAGTTGAGTTTGTAGCTGTCGGACAATCATTTAAAAGTGCTTCAGATGAAATAGAAAAGATTCTTGAAGCACTTTATACGTCTGGTTTCTTTGATGAACTAAACCAGCAACTTCCAATGCCATTATTCAATATCCGTATTGAAGATAGCCTAACGACTACTCAAGCCGAAGCAACGGAAACCGCTTATGTACACACGCAAACTCTATCTTTTAGCTATGGGGAATAATTATGGCTCAAACATTTTTAGGGAATCTAACCACAGTATGGATTAATACCGACACAACCAACGTTGATCCAAATGCCCGTACTTTTGTTCAGGTAGAAAATCTTTCAGGATTTCCAAGTTTTAGTGAATCAACTTCTGTTTCAACTGTAGAAACATATAACAGTACTTACACCTCTAAAGTAGCGGGTGATAGTTCATATGGTGATATGACTATTGAAGTTAACTATGTTCCAGGTGAAAACGCCGTACTTGATTCTGTTGTTGATTCTCAGCAGTTAGTACAAGTTAAGGTTGAAATGCTTGATGAAGGTTCAAACGATACAACCGTAAACTATGTGCTTTACAATGGGTACTTATCCAGCGTTTCCGACACGTCAGGTATGGATGAGGTTGTTACACGCTCATACGTATTCACACCAGAAACACAGCTATCAGCAGGTATTCTTGATGAATCAGTAGTTGAACTTTATCGTGGTGATTGGGGTGTTGGTTCGAACGGTAACGAGTTTCCAAGCTATCAAGGCCGTGATGGTAACTCATTCGTTAAGATCGCCGCAGCCAATGCACCAACAGGTGTTGATATGTTGGGTATCACTAACCTTGATGGTTCTAACGGTACTCAACTGGTAATGAGCAAAACCGGTACGCCAGTACTGAACATTCGTAACTTCTCTACAGCAAGTAACGGTGCATGGTACAAGGTCTACACCAGTGCCGATAAACCAACGTTAACAGAACTTGGTGCGGCAGCCGCTACGGATCTCAGTAACTACGTACCAATCACACGTACTGTCAATGGTAAAGCACTTACAGCTAACATTACTTTAGTGGCAGCAGATATTAGTGATGTTTACTCTAAGACCTACATTGATTCAAACGTAGTGCCGAAAGTATTTCAATTAAACGGACACGCATTATCAGGTACAGCGTTGAACTTAGTAGCCGCAGATATTCTTGATGTGTATTCGCAGACTCAGGTTAATAATACCTTTGTTGCTAAAACAGTTACTGTTAACGGATTACCATTAAGCGGTAATATTACACTAACGGCAGCACAACTTACTGATATGGCATCATTAGCATATAGTAATAGTACTTATGTGCCTAAGACGTTCTTAATCAATAACAAGCCATTATCTGGTACTAACATTCAATTGGTAGCAGCAGATATTAGTGATGTATATTCCCGTACTGAAAGCAACGGATTGTTTGCGTTACGTATCACTACGATTAACGGTTATGCTTTAAACAGTAATGTAACCTTGAACTATAACGATGTTGGAACATATTCAAAATCACAGATTGATGCCAAAGATGCCGCACTACAAGCGAACATTGATACCAAAGTAACTATCACTCAAGACCTTCTAACAATAAATAACGTAGAAGATACTTTAGAACTTGATATGTCTGATGGTAAGCGTGTTTTCAAAGCAATACTAACAGCACCATTAACACAACTTAGTGTAATCAATGCCAGTGGAAGCAATTTAAATAGCCAAACTATTACTATGTGTTTAACACAGGGAACAGGGGCAAATAAAATTTCTTGGCCTTCTAATGTTATTTGGTCTTATGGTCGTGAACCAGTATTAACCTTTACGAAAGATTCAATTGATGTAATTCAATTCTTAACTGTCGATGGAGGGAGTACCTGGTACGGCTCCTTACTAATGGCGGATCTACAAGAATGATAAGAAAACAAAATATCAGCAATGCCCAACAGATGATTGAAGGGCATTGGAAATTTTTAGAACGTAATACAGGTTTAGTTAATGACAATAAAATAGATCACTATGTACTAAATCCACAAAACGTTATAGCAAACAACAGGCACTTTATAGCGGAAACGGGATGGGAAGCACAACCGGACGGTGACGCCACCACAGAAGGACAATCCTTAGCAATTCTTGGTGCTATCTATGCGTATCAGGCAACCAAAGAACCGTACTACCTACAACGTGCTAAAGACTTTTTCAACGCCTATCACCTGGCTTTTTTCCGTGGTGTGGCGTTTCCCGATCCACCTAATGGTTCATTACGCTGTAACTGGATTTGTAACGGTAAGGCTCCAGTACTGGCACATTACCCATTAGATCCAGAGTATCCAACTCACGGCGGGTTCAAGGGCGTATTGTTCACATGGACAAACGGACAAACACAGATACCTCATGGTTCACCTAACTACGGTGAATACCTCGATGCTGTATGGTTTGCCTTTCCTGAAAGAGCGGGGCTTGGTTGGAATCAGGTAAACGCAACAGCCTACGCATGGTTAGCTAATGAAGATTCCATAGATTGGGATACTAAAGCACCTACGTATGAAGTTGATTGGATTGTTGACCGTACAGGCCGCAAGGTAGATAGCAATGGTGATGTACTGGCAGAAGGACTAACAAGCCAGATCGGTACAGTCCAGCTCAAGGACACGTCTATAAACGGTAATTACCGATTCAACTACGCCACAAAGAACCCTGTATCAGAGGGTGGTTATCTGATGGGGCGTAATGAACGTTGGCACAACAGGCCAGTAAACGTACCCATTGATAACTACGGTTCACTTGATTTCGCTGATAACGCATCAGATGCTGAATTGTGGTTCTGTCAGGCGGCAAAACTACTATGGGATATCACAGGCGAGCGTATCTATTACTTAGCATGGCAGAACTCACTAATTACATGTATTGGATATTCTGATATTGATAAATTTGATATGTTCTTTCGTAAAAGTACACTTGCTATAACGCCGTTTACTGATGGTATTTCATATGATTATTTCTATCCGAGTAATCAAGTTGCATCATATTCACGTGATTCAGATGGCTATATAGTCATTAATCAAAGTGCCTCAGCACAAACAACACTTGAACAACAATCAATATGGTTCAAATTTAATAATAGTTCAACTTTCCATGTTGAATATAGTGGTGTTGATACTACTGGCAAACCATTAAGCCTTGCTGTAGCAATGACAGTGAATAAAACTAAAACAGAAGATGGTGCTATAAGATACCGTTGCGGTTTACCCATTACCAATACTGATAATAGTATTATTTCAATGGATATACCGATGAATCATTTTACACGTATTGCTAAACCAGACGGTGGACAGTACTTAACAGCAGATATGCGTATGATTTCCGATTATGGGGATAACACAGTAACTACCTTACAATATGTATCTGGTATCGCTGGAACGTACTATGACAACGTGATTTCAACTACTATGGATTCTGACGGTAGCTCTACGGTAGGTTTCTGGATCTTTGATAATGAAACACAGGACTTAAACACATTCACATACAGAACATATGCTGATGATTTTAATATCCGTATTATTGATGATCTTGGTTGGCGTTGGTGGGCTATGCTTCCAGCAAGTAACGGTGCATGGGTAACACAAACGTTTAATGTACTGGATTTTAAATTGAGTTCTTATCAACCGGATCATGAAGAAGGTGATGAACAGCCGGGACAACCAACATTAACAGGACGTGAAGAGTTTACACTATTACTTGATACCGATCCGGTTGATGGCGTTTCAGGTCGTATTGACTGGTATTGTGTTAACGATTTACCAGCACTTTATAATGATGGTGGTACAGGTGATTATTCAGTATTAGTAAGTTTAACATTCAATGATAGTACTGGTAATGGATATACAGCACGCTTAGGTGATTGTGTAATCCGTAATTACATGCTTGATAGCCTTTCATATACACCAGGACTAATACCATTCAGTAACATCACAGATCCATATGCTCAACTGTATTCCGGTTGGCGTGGTCTACCATATCCAGGTTATCAACTACCTGCTATATGGTGTTTCAAAGGTACTACAATTGATCAAACCAGACTAAATAATAGTATTAAGTTCTTATGTGATGCTCAGGACTGGTTTACTAATAAATTCCATCCTACTTTACCTGGTCCGTGTGCTCAGGCTTATGTATGGAACCGTCAGGACGCTTTAGCATATGCCCCTGATGGTAAACCTGATCAATTTATTATGCAGCACTGGTATGAAGAAGCATGGTCAGGTTATGAACCTCGTGCGTTCTTTGCTGGTTGTGATGTAGTACATGAACTATATCAACGTGGTGATTATGCTATTCCACAGAACATTATTACGTACTGTAATAACTGGATGAACTACTTGAAGTGGTTCATGAAAAATAATGATGGTCACGCACCAACACGATTTAAAGATACAGGTGAAGTTATCTATGATGGCTTTACAGGTCATATGTCTGGTTTGTGGCTTGCTGGTGCTTCAATGATGGCAATAGCAGGTTATCCAGATCACGAATTACTTGATTTACTATTCGCGGAAATTCAACAGAACTATAACGTAGTTTCAGCTAATCACGTAATGAATGGTGGCTGGTCATCAGCTATCAGAAGTGGAACACCTACAACACCTCAGAACAATTCAATGTTCTTTGGATTCTATACAGGTGAACTACTAAGAGGTTTAGCACTTTACATGAAGTACTACAACCAACATATATAAATAATCAGAAGGGGTATCAAGGAATGATGCCCCAAATATATAAAGGAATATTAAACATGGCTTTTAATTCTATTTTTGTAGGCAATAATGTAAAAGTTGAAATCGCTAATGCTCCAGCGGGCGGCGGTCAGGCAACTACCTTTACTGTTGTTGAAGAAGTTGGTGCTTTTCCAGCAGCAGCGGGTGCTGAATCTAACGTAGTTAGTGTAAACACTTTCGGTCAACAGTACGCTAAGAAATTGCTTGGTTCTCGTTCAGTACCGGATCTAACTCTAACTGTTAACTGGAAACCAGGTGCGACAGGTCAAGAAATGCTTGCGGCAGCCGCAGCAGCACAAACCCTAATCCAGGTTAAAGTGACTTATTATCAGAATATTGATGATCAAGATGGTGCGGCATATTACAGCGTCGTCAATGGTTACGTAAGCTCGGATGTTGTGAACGGGGATTTTGACGGCGTGGTTACTCGTGATTTCGTTGTTTCCGTTACTGGTGCTCCAATTGCGGTTGGTGAAGTTACTGGTTCTTAATATCGTTAAGTACTAAATACTACAAACCAACTAACAAGGATAAAGCGAAATGGATTTTACTAATCTTATGACAGCTATTGGTGTGAAGTTAACACCAGTAGAACTAACACCAGAATGTACTGTATATATCAAACTACCAACTATTACCCAACACGCAGAAGTGTCAGATCCATATAAAGCGATCTTCTATTGTGTAGTTGATGAAAGTGGTAAACAGATTTTTGATTCACCTGAACAAGTTGAACAGAATGTTGATTTAACAGTACAACTAAAACTAAATGCCGAGATC